ATATTGCCGGACCTGATTCCCGCCGCTCTCAGCAATACCACCCGCCCAGGTCCACACATTGGCCGGGCAGAGATAGGCCGACAGACCGATGGCCTCACGGCTGCACAGAAAGGCCGCCGCGCGCGGCGTAAGAAGATTGGGCATCACTTGCCTCCGAAGTGAATAAGATTGGACATCCAAAGAACGATGGTGGTCCCTGCCCCGCCGCTCAGCAGCCACATGAGAGTCTTTCCCGCCCCATGCGCCTGATCCCGCGTGCTCTCGAGCGCGTCCAAGCGGTTGTTCTGCGCGGTCTGGCCAGATTCAAACGCTGCCATCGTTGCATCGAGGCGCTGGTTGACACCCTTGAAGCCCTCCCGCATTGCCGTATCGAGACTGTCCATGCGGGTCATCATTGCGTCCTGTGTAGCTTCCATTCGACCGAAATCCCGGGCGAGATCGCCGTGAGTTACACCCATCATCCAAACTCCGCCCGCCACCGCGCATAAGTCTCAAACACCAGCTGATTGCCCGCGTCGGTCCAATGGATCTTGTCGGGATAGAGCAGGCCCTGAGCGTTGAAGTTCACCTGATCCAGCCGCAACATCGGCAATCCACCCAGCGACTTGCAGACCGAGGTCGCCACCCCGACAAAGGCGTCAAAGGTGGTGGCCGTGTAAACGCTCGATGCGAACGTGGCGTAATCCGGGCGCGGTGGTATGAGCATCTCCGCACGAGCCGGATTCGACGCCAGCAATTGGCTCAGTACCCGCGTCAGGTTGGTTTTGTACTGCGCCAGACCCAGCGCTGTGGTGGGCTGCCCGTGGTAAAGCATGTCGTTCGTCATCAGCGCCACGGTGTATTCGGGCGCAGCATTGCTGCCCTGGCCGCTAATGGCCTGCGCCTGCGCAATGATCGAGGTCAGCGCCGCCGTAGTGAAGTTGATGCATTGCCACCCGCCATGCGCCTGCCGCATGTGCAGGATCGGACCCAGCGTCCCGCTGGCGGTCAGGACGGCAGGGCGACGGATCAGGCCAGTAAGCTCCACCGGGCCGCCGCTGGCGCGGATGGCATAGGTGCCGCTGGCGGTCTGGCCGGTGGCCGATGGGCCGGTATAGCTGTCCAGCACGGTCGTTCCTGCCGCGCTAACGGTCTTATAGTCGGTCCCGTTATAGCTGAAGATCAGCGACCCCGCCCCCGACTGCTGGGTATAGAACACATCCACAAAACCATAGGCCCCGGTGAACGATACCGACGCGCCATCGGCCAGAATGGTCGATTGCCCCAGCGGCCCGTTGGTGCCCGCCGTGGTCGTTCCCGCGATGGTCAGGCCATAGAAAGCGGCGGTATCCGCACCCGTTCCGCTCACATCGCGAATGACCGAGTTGGCAACGCCCTGCCATGGCGCGGCATCGGGAGCTTCCTCGGCATTGAGCCACGCCGAAAGCAATTGCCACCAGTGCTTTTGCATGCTGGTGGCATAGAAGTGCGCGCCCAAGCTATCCGCAATCAGCACCTTGGGCGAATTGCTTGACGCGCATTGCGCCATGGCCGAACGCGCCTTCAGGCGCAACGCGCCATCGGCCGGGCGGCGCGGGATCGGGTAATAGACGCCGTTGACGTAAATCTTGCCTTCGCCCCAGAAGCCCTCGCCATTGTAGGGCAGGCTGGTGACGGCAAACGTGCCCATCGGCACATGGGGCGCCGGATGGGCCGCGCGCGCGGCGGCAAAGGCAGCCGTGCTGTCGGCGGTGCCCGTGTTGTCCGCGCCCGAGAGCAGGCCAATGCCTTCGGCCGCCAGCGCCTGCGTTGCGACCGAAGCGCTGTCCAGTGCCGTTTCCGCTGCCGCCTGACGCGGGCTGATGCCGGTGGCGATCTGCCAGCCAATGCCCGTCCGACTGTTGGCAACAGCCGTTGAAGCCGTATTGGTGCCCGGCAGGCCCGCGACATAGCGCGGCGCGGATCCGGTCAGCGTGCCAATCGACGTACCGGCGTTCGTGCCATAGATCCCGATATACTGCCCGGCCGTGACCGGGATGAAGCACGAGAGCGTGTTGACGCCACTGGCCAAGGTAATGGGCGTTGCAGAGACAAGCGTGAACTGATTGGTCACACTGTTTTTGGTCGCAATAACAATTTTGCCCGGCCCGGCGGCATTGACATGGCAGGAAACGCTGACCAGTCGCCCGCTTTTGGCCACGGCCTGTTCCGAGAAGGTCGTATAGCCGCCGACGATGTTGTAACTCAGCGCCGTTGCCGGATAGAGACCGCCGCTGCTGGTGGCGCCGGTGATCTGATCCTGGATTTTGTTTTCAGTCGCTTTTGCGCGGGCGATTTCGCCGCTCTGCACGCGATAGGACAGCGCGGGCAGAATATTGGCCAAGGTTGACTTTGCACTGCCGGTACCGGGCAGACCCGCCATATAGGTCAGCGTGTTGCCGGTTGATCCTGTGGTGATCGAAAATGGCTGCAGGCAGTAGCAGCCTACCCAGTAATTCACTCCGACATAGGGCGTCCAATCGGTAAAGGTGTTGGCGCCGCTCGCCAGCGTAACATCTTTGCTCTGTTGGAGCGTGACGGTGCCATCACCATTGTCGGAACAGACAACCAGCGTGGCGGCTACAGAGGAGCCGGGGTTATAGACCGAAATCCCGGTCAGCTGCCCCTCGGCCGCAACCTGCGCCGTGGCGAAGATCGTCAGGCCGTTGCCGGTGGCGTTGGGACCTGCGACGGCCGGATAGGTGCCGCTGGTGGCGAGCGACCCGGTGACGGAGGTTTGGAGCGAGGCAATGGCCAGCGTGTTTGGGCTGACCGATGCAAGCAGCGCGTTGATTGCAGTCGCGTTGGCCGCTGCCTTGTCCGCCAGCTTGCCCGAGATCGACCAGCCCAATTGTGCCTGGGCGGTCGAAGATTTCGTCAAGCCTCCGCTGGTAGCGGTTCCGGGCAGGCCGGTCGTGTACCAGGTGGTGTTTCCCACGCCAGAATTGACGCCAAGGATGCTGGTTGCCGCATAGACCGCCAGATACTGCCCGGCGCTGATCCATGGGTTCCATGTCAGGAAGGTATTGGCCCCGCTGGCCAGCGTCACCGCCCGCGTAAGTTGATTGCCCGCGTTGTCGGTCACCACCCGCACCGTGCCATCGCCGTTGATGGCGACAATCGCCAGCGTCGCCGGGCCTGCGCCGGTCGCATAGACCGATACGCCCATCAGCACGCCCGATTGGGCAAATGCCGTCTGCGAAAAGACCGTTATCCCGGCCACGAAAGCGCCCGTGCCCGCCCCAGCCGGATAGATCCCACCTGTTCCTGCGGCGCCATCCTGCGAGATGGTCAGTTGCGGCAGGCCAAACGGAGCCGTATCAAGCCCCGGCTTCGACGGGTTATTGCCCCACGCGCCAAGGCTCAGGCCGTCTGAGGTGGGCGCGTAAAACATGCGCCCCGCCGGGATGGTGCTAACGGTCGCCGTCGGGGCCGTGGCGCCGGTCAGGCCCGCAATCGTGGGCAGCGTATAGGTCGGAGCGCTGTTGCTAGTCGAGATCCCGCGATTGCCGATGCGCGCGGACGTGATGGCGCCACCGGAAACCGTGATGAAAGCGGTGTGACCCGGAGGCCCACCCGAGATCGTCAGCGCAAATTCGCCCGATACCGTCGCGCCTGATCCGGCCGTCCCCAGCGTGATCTGGCTTACCTCAAAGGGCAAAGCCGTCGGTGTGGTCAACAGGGTGTTCTGGATCGCGGCGGCGACACTGGCCCCGCTTGCCAGCAGCGCGGCATTGCTGGTCGCTTCAGCGATAGCCTGCCCGCCGATTTGATCTATCAGCGTGGCGAAGGCGGCCGTCACCTGGCGGCCATTTTGCCACAGCGGGAAAGCATCGCTGCTGCCCAGGGGAAGGACTGCGGGTGGATAAGTCGGGATCTGGGCCATCAGCGCAGCTCCACCCATTGCACAAGCGTGGGCGAACCGTTCGTACAGCCGACGGAATAGGTCTTTCCGGCCGGAACCTTGAAAATCACGGTGCCGCCGTTGGTCGTTCCATAGGTGCCAGCGCCCCACATCGTGAGCCCGTCAACGGTCCAGGTGTACCAGCCGGCCGCCGATGTGGTCATGGCCACCTGCACTTCGATCATTCGCCCGGTGCTGTTGGTATAGGTCGTATTGACCGCCCGCGCTAAAGGCCCGGTCGCGGTGGTCAGGTCATGATAGGACTGGCCCACACCAAAGATGGCAGCGATCGAGGGGAACAGGGCCTGCAGCGCCGTCAAAACCTGATTGCGCGTGGTCTTGCTAGGGGTAACCCCGCCCGCGACCACCACTGCCATCATTTCCTCTTGGACCATATTGAGGAAGTCAGCCGAGACAGTTGTGGCCGGCGTCCCGGACGTAGGATCGCCCTCGGTGAAATAGCCAGGCGTGCCGGGGGCCGCCGGCGCCGACAATGCGGGCGCCGCCGTGGCGGTGTCGATGCGAAACATGAGAACCCCTCGTCAGGACAGGAGGATAAAGAGAATGTGGGCCGAGTAAGGTTGGAGCGTCGCGATCAGGTCTGCCGGATCGTTGACACCTGAATCAGCCTCGATCGTGATGCCGATCACAGGGCACCAGGCCTCGCCGTAAACGGCGCCACCGGCGGTCAGCACTCCGGCGCGCGCCGGCGCATAACGCGTGATCGCGATCGAGAAACCCAGCTGCGTTGCAACAGCGTTGATGAAAGGAAGGCTTGGCCCGTTGCCGACGACAAAACGCGCTCTGATGCGTGCCTGACGTTGCTCGATCGTCAGGGCGGTTGCATCCAGCCCGAGTGTTGCCTCCCATTCTGCGAGCAGATTGGAATTGTCGCCGGGGAGATAGGCGGACAGCAACGTGTCGACCTCATTGTCTATCCGCGCGAAGGTCCGGGCCAGCGCCAGCAGCAGCTGAGCCTGTCTCGATCCCGGATTGAATCGCCATGCCCTCCCCTGCGGCATCAAGCGCGCAAAGGCAGCGGCATAATCATCTGCAGTGCGCCCCATTACACATAGCTCACAGTTCCCAGCCTGGGCAGGGCGAAGGTGTTTGAGACGACATTGCCGATCGGGCCCGGCGCGATGCTTCCTGCTGTGCAGGTCATCCCGGTAATTACGGCGCCTGCAGCGGCGGAAACGGAGGCAAGCGCGGCGTTGATTTTGTCAAAGTGGGTTGTGCCATTGACCACGCCATATGTGGTCAAGGCAGCAGCCAGCGCTGCGTTGATCGCGTCCTGCGTTGTCGTGGATGGCGAGCTTCCGAGCCCGGCTATCGTGAAGTTCACGGAATTGGCCACGGGCGCCATCGCGTAAACCCGCGGATCGGCGGGCTGAAGCGTCGCCAGATAATTGGCCAGAACGAGTTGGTCACCGGTCGCCGTCACATCCCGGTCATCGGATGCAGCAAGACCGGAAGTGCCCTGCGGAAATCCACCCTCAGCCGCACGGACATCGTCCATCATGAAAAGGACCACGACGGTGCCAACGCCATAGCCGCGCGGCACGCACCAGGCGCGGGTGACGCCGGGGACCTCAAGGGCCCAGTTTTCATAATCGCTGGGCGACCCACCAGCGGGCGTGGCCTGATATGCGCTCAGAACCCGCGCAAGGAATTCGTCTTCGTTTTCGATATCGGCGCCGCCGGTCAGGGCCGTCGTGACGGTTCCCTCCAAATTCACGTTTGTGATGCCGGAGGCGAGAAACATTGCCGCCCCCAGCTCGGTATTGCCCGCCGCCCCCGCAACCACCGCCTGTGTGTTGACCATGATGGTGGGCCCGACCGACGCGGCGTCAGCGGTCGTAACAAAGCTGGTGCCGTCTCCGCGCGTCAGTTGCGTGCCTGCGGGGATGGTTGCCGGACCATTGACGGAAAACGCAGTCTGACCACCGCCGCTTTTCGTGGCGGGTTTGATATAGGCGCCCTTCAGCGCGCCCCAACCAGCCAGAAATTCATCCCGCGCGGTGAATGGGACCGTCTGCCTCGCAGCATAATCGAGGTAGCCGTAAAGCCCATCTGCCAGTCCGGCCGCCGCCGCACCGAGCGCCCGCAAATTGGCATAGCGCAGCAGCGTGTCCAGGCCAGGCAGATCAGCATCGATGTCGCTCTGCACCTGATCGCGCAGAGTGGACAAGGTGGGCCGCGCTTGGGGCATGTCAGAGAAAATCCCAGAGATTTGCAAAGCGGATAGAGATCGGTCGGGCAGATCCGCGCGTGATGGTTATGGTCAGCACCAGCATGGTCGAACTGAGCCATACTGCCGCGGCGTTGACCTCGATCGCGATCTGATCGGTCAACAGCCAGCCAAGGGCATCAAGGGCATATTGCTCGACCTGCCGGGCCACCGAAGGAAGCGCCTTGGACCGCTCCAACAGCCAGAGCTTCGATCCAAGGGTAGTGTCAGCCCACCAGCCGCGCCGCAGCGACGTGCCATCCGGGATAACGTCGTCATCCCCGGCCGTCGCATCCGTGAAAAGGCTGATCAGGACCGAGGTGGTCAGGTCGTTGATGAATTCCAGGGTGTCGGTGTCGTCGACAACGGCGCCGACCAAAAGGCCATTTTCGTCAATGATCGGGGCATTGGTTTCATCAGTCCAAATGCGCGGCATGATCGGCTGAAAAACCCAATCCGCCTCGCCCGTGGCATTGTTCCAGCCGGTGATGATATCGGTCATGCGAGAGGCACCGGCTTATCGCTTCTGGCGCTTCCGCGCACGATTCCGCCATGATCATGGTCGTTATAGGTATCGCGAAGGGCGCCCAAAGCGACTTCATCACCACCGGTCAGAGCGGTGATTTCACCAGCCGCCTTTAAGGTTCCGGTGCATTCAACTTCCGGAATATCGAGCGTGAGTTTGCTGGCATTGTGAATGACGATCGGCAAACCCGCCGCGCTGATCTCCAATCCATCGGCCGTCATTTTTATCATGATGCCTCGCACATCGTACATGGCACTGTCGCCGGGCTGCAGTCCTTTAGGCCGCGACGGGCGATGGTTGGTCGAGATCGCGATCGAGCAGTTGCGATCGCCGCCAAGACGCAACATGAGAACTTCCGAACCCAGCGGTGGCACGCTCGTGAAACCAAAGGCGAACAGCCGTGAAACCTTGTCCAGGACACGGGCCATAAATCCGGATCCCGCAGCCTTCTCGGTTATCTGCAGCTTTTGCACTTCGCCGCTGTCGTCTGCTCCGCTCACAGATCCAATGCCGGCGATGTTTTCGAACCCTCGCATCATTGGCCATTCCCTTGGGCTATGTTCAAGCTGGCCGTGTTGACCGGAACGAGGGTAATTGGCTCCGGCGTAAAGGCGCTGGGCGGCATTGCAGTGATCTGCGCCGTCGTGCCGCGCTGTCCATCACGCCGATATGTCACCTCGGCAATGATCCAGTTCTGCCCGGCCTTTACCCCTGGCAACGTAATCGGAATGAGCGTGTTCGGAGACCACAGGGCGTCGGCGTCATCGCGCCAGCTATCAACCACAGCGGTCACAACATTTGACCGCCCTGCCCGTCGTGCGGCCTCCCAGTCAGCCCGCTTGGCGGTAAAGTCCTGCGGGTTTTCGGCCATGTATTCGGTCATCAGATAGGTCAGCCGATGCCGCGGAACCCCGGGATCCTTTCGCAGGTAGGTGAAATCACTCCCGCCGATCGCCCCCTGGGTATCTGCGGTGACGCTGGTAACCACATAGTCCGAGAACCGTTGATCCATGCTGCGTTCAACGGACCACTGCTCAACGTTTACACCCCACGCGATGCCGCTCGATGCCCGCCTTGTACCCGCGCCCGCAAGAATGAGCCGGCCAAGATGGTCTTCATAAGCCAGCAATCCGGCATTTCGCGCCACCCGCTGGATGATGGCTGCGGCCGTGTCGCCATAATTCAGGGCCCATTGGGGGATGGTTGGACCGGCCGATGATCCGCCGGCCAGCACAACGCTGATCCCATAGACCGTCGCAAGTTGGCTCGAGACCGTCAGCGCATTGCCGTTGATCATCTGGTGTGATGGCCATTCCGCGCCGCAATCGACCAGATCCTGTGTTTTGCCGCGCCCGGAGATCTCGATCGAATGGTTCGAAGCGTCGCCATAATCGCGGATGAAATCAATGTATCCAGTGATGACAGTGTCGTTCCCCAAACGAACGCTGCAGGAGTCCCCCTCCTTTACCGCAAGCGTTCCGCTGACGCTCGCCCGCACGCGAAACGAGGGCGGAAAGCCTTCGGCCCGCAAGGTAAGCTCGATCTCTTCCCAGCCCTGAAATTCCAGCCCGTTTGCAATCAGGACAAGATCGTTGAGCGCCGTCTTGGGTTTGGCGACAACCACGATATCGCTCATGATGCCAAAGCCTCAAATGTGAGCGGAAAGAACAGCGGGTGAATAGGATTGACCTGCCCGACCAGCTGATCGGCGCGTGTGGCATCGCCATAGAGCTGCTGGGCGATCAAAAGCGCCGGCAAAGGTTGGCCAAATGCAAATTCGCGCAGATCCGCCGCCGTGGCCGCCGCATCGCGCAGCATAACCACAATTGCCGCCCGACAATCCCGCAGCGCTGCATGAACATCATCCGCGCCCGCATCGGCGGCCTGCACGGCAAGCTTGTCCAGCACAGGGGCAATCTGGGCGATGCGGGCGGCGGCGTCATCCGTGCTCGATGGCTGATAGCGCGAAACGGCATCGGTCAAAGCCGCTGCGGCCGCCTGACAAACCATCAGGTCAACCAAGGCGGTGATGCTGGTACTGCCGCCCGACAGTGTCGTGGCAATCAGGCTGAGCAGGATACGGATAGCATCTGCCGGGTCAGCGCAGCAGTCGAGCAAAGCATCGATCATATCGGTGACGGCGGTGGCCAGATCGGTGATATCGGCAAGATCGACCGATGCCGCCAGGGCGGAGGTTGCAGCCGCCCGATCTTTAACTTCCTGCCGCAGAACTGATGCATCCGAAGTTAAGCCGGAGATGGTCTGATCATTGGCATAGGCGCTCTGGTTGGTAGCGATCAGGCCGCTGTTCGCGCCTAGGGCATAGCGCCCATAGGTCGATCCGCTGGATGCAATCAGCCCAGTTGCGATGCGATACAGCGCCGTGGCGTCATTGGCATACCAGAGGACGCGCGACACCCATCCCGCGATGCGTCCGACCAGATCGGTGCGGACGCCGGCTACGCTCAAAAGTCCCGTCGCCGACGCCAACAGGCTGGAAAACCCAATGGGTTTGCCAGAAATCAGGGCGAGCACGGTGGACTTGGCAAAGCTGATGAGCGCTTTGCGCAAACGGCTGCCTGCCGGTGTCAACGGGCGTATAAATTGGACGTCCCCCACCTGTTTCTGCAGGTTTGTGGTGGCGGCCGACGAAGCGACCGGATATTCCTGTTGCCCGGTTTCAACCGCCTCGATCTCCACCTCAGAGTAATTTTCGGCATCGAGGCCCTCGCCGATCGTCCATCGCAGCAGCGCCACCGTAATTTTGCCCAGCGTGGGATGGTCGAGCGTGCCTGGCCCCGGTTTGTCGCATGCAGCCAACAGGGCGGCGCGCTGCATGGAGACGCTGCTTCCGCCCAGCTTAACCGACCCATCCAGCACAAATCCGTGCAGGCGAAAGCGGCGGGCATCGCGGCCCAGATCCTCCGCCCAAGACACCTCCTTGCCGGGATATTGGTGCACGACAACGCGCCGCCCACCGGCCGATTGGTTCTCCACCACGGCAAATTTCGCGCCGCGAAACGCAGCGGGTGCAAGAGCCATCGATGCGCCTTTCGGATCAGTTTGCCATGGCGGTGCTGACCGCCCCGCCGTTGCTGCGCGCTGTCACCTTGGTCCCCGGAGGAGCGCCCTTCATTTCGACGGTAACATGGACCTTCGAAGGGTCCGCCACCCGCCCGACATAATTGCGGGTTTCCTTGAACGGGATCCGCCGGGCAAATTCCTCATTGCTGATCTCGCCCTTGTTGGGGTCGCCGAACCTCTGGCGCCATTTGTCCACACGGGCGGGCCCAGCGTTATAACCAGCGGCCGTCAGCACTTCATTGCCGTTGTAACGCTGAAACAGCTGATCGGCGTATAGCTGGCCAAGCTTGCGGTTATAGGCCGCATCGCTGCGAAAACGCTTTTCATCCCATGGGATGTTGTTCTCACGCGCCACCTGCTGGGCCGTGCCAGGCAGAAGTTGCGCAACGCCGATCGCACCTTTGGAGCTGACCTGATTCTGGCGCGAACCTTCGCCCAGATGCTCAATCCGCTCAAACAAAGACCCGCCCATTTTCTGCGCCTGCGCCCAGGTCCGGCTCAGAACACCTCCGGGCGCCGTTCCAGCATGAAAGACCCCTTGGCCGCCCTTGATGGCGGCATAAAGCAAGGGATTGCTGGTCATCATAAATGTATCGACGGCCTGCGAGAATGTTTCGCTGGCTTGTTTCAACACCCCCATGGCGGGTTTGAAATTGCCGCCTACGGCATCGGAGAATATCTGCGCGGCGGCGATTTCTTTGTCGAGAATGCCCTCTGTCATCGTCGCCGCTTTATGGCCTAAGATGCCTATGCCACGATCTTTGATTTGTCCTAGAGTCTGAAACTTTTCATTGTTTCGCTCGGCATCCTTCAGCGCGGCATCGGATTGAACGTTGCCATACTGTTTGACCTGAGCGAGATCGGCCTTGAGCGCTTTTCCGCCCCGATTCAAAAGCGGCAAAACCTCCAGCGGAATACCCAGTTGGTTGGCGATTTGGCGCTGGCCTTCAGGGTTGCGCTTGGAAATGGCATCAGACAGCCTGCCCAAGAAGTCCTCGTTCAGATCGAGGCTGCCGTCCTTCTTGCGCGGAATGGCGAGACCGAGACGTCGCATAACGTCATATCCGCCCGGATTGCTGCCATAGAGCGCGCCGTTCAAAGATTGCTCAATTCCGGCGATCGCCTGGCTGCCCGCGCCCTTTTCCGCTCCTGATCGTTGCGCTCCGGCTTCGAATGCCTGCAGGGTCTGGGCATTCACACCCCAGATCTTTGCAAAGCGGCTGATCTTTGCGGTATTATCAGCCCAGCTCGCCCCGAACTTTTGGCTCGCAATGGTGCCCGCCAGCAATGCGCCGGCAACCATCCCCACGCCTCCGGCCACACCCCCCAGCGCCAGCTCGAAGCCGCCAGCTTCGGTTGCCGCACCGGTCATGGCGCTCCGGAAAATGCCCAATGCATTACCGCCCTGGCTCAAGATGCCCCCAAGGCCGCCCGAAACAGACCGGGTGCCCAGCGTGCGCGCGGCGGATTGCTCCATCTGCGAAAATGCCTGATGGGCGGCTTTGGCATAGGAAAAGAGCGAACGCTTGCGACGATTGATGGTCGCTTCATCATCGTTCGCTGCCTGCCGATTGTTCCGCCTGATCTCGTCAGAAAGCCGACGCGAGTTTTTAGCGCCGGCTTTCGCCACTTGAGAAAGTCGTTTTTCGGCGGATTTCGCGCCGGGATCGGTCTGATCATGGGCGACAATGCCAATGCCGACTTGGGCTTCATCAGACATGGTCCGCCCACTCCAGCCAGTCGTTCACCTGACGCCAGGTGTAGGGATAAAGCTCGATCGGCAGCTTGCCGTGCAGTTGCCCGAGCAGACTCAGTCGGCGGCGCCAGTCGAGGGGGCGTCGATCAAAAAACGGGCAAGATACCCCGATGCCTGCTTGCCATCGCGCACGCCCAGGCTGCGAACCGCCGGTTCGGGGACGCCGGAAATCAAGGCAATCGCCTTGGCATCGGCCTTCCACCCCTCGTCCGCGCCAAGCTCGATCATTTCACCCACAGTGGGTTCGCGCAGGCGAAGCTCGGTATAGGTGATATCGCCCAGCGTTACCGGCTTGCGCAGCGTGATGACCAGCTGCTCCGGAATGTCGTCAGTTGCTTTGGCCATCTTACTGCTCCTTCACGCTAGCCGAGGAAAAGAGGATGTCAAAGGTACCGTCTTCGGTGTTGACCTTGGCCGGCTCGCCATCGCGCCAGGCGTTTTTGGCGATGATCACCTTGCCATTGGCCAGCACCGCCACCACCGTGACGCCATCGGCCGCATTGAGATCGGCGATCTTGAACGCATTACTGTCGCGGCCGGTCCAGGCGATATGGCCCTCGTTGGGCATTTCCTTGTAACCATGGACGCCGTCCTGCCCTTTGAGGGTTTCGCGGTTGGTGCTGCTGACCAGATAGGTGCCCGATCCGGCAACAGCATAATTTGTCCCGTCGATCGTGATAGACAGGGTTCCGGCAATGGCGGACATGTGGGCCTCCTTAGATCAGGCGGAACTGGAACAGCGTGGCGAACTGGCGCAGCTGGTTGATCAGCACGCCGGGCCACAGGACATTGACGCGATCGGGATTGGTCAGATCCTTTTCGACGATCAGGTTTTGCGCAAAGACGTCCGATTGCTGGACCAGCGCATAGTCCTCCTCGAGGGTGAGGTAGGAGGCGATGATGTCCGCCCGGATGACCGCAGGCGTGACCACGCGAGAGTTCGCCTTCACCCGCGTTCCATCGGCGGCCAGCTTCACGCGCGCATATTTGGTCTGGACCCAGCTGCGCATGAACCGCATGACGAACATCAGCGTGTAGAGCGTCTCGACATTCAGATAGGAATTGTCGGCCGCGCCTTGGGCATTGGTGACGTAGGTGGTGATGATCCGCTCCATCTGCACCGCGCCCGTGGCATCGACAAACCAGGTGGAGCATCCGCTATAGAGCAGCGTGGTGTTGCGGACCGGCTGAAGATAGCGCGAAGCCATAAGAGGGGCCAGAATGCCCTGCACCGGCAGATTTTGCAGCGGGATCCCCGGATCGTCGCGCAGACTTTGCGCGCCCGCACCGGCAAAGGCCGCCGCCCAGCCCCAGACCGGATTGGGCCCATCGTAAAAGGGGATGATCGTCAGATGCTGGTTGTTCTGCGCAGCTGCTGCTGCGGCAACCGTCCCTGCCGTGCCGCGCATGGCGGTCCAGACATGGCCGTAGATCTGCGAAAGCGGGTGCCAACGCCCGCCTGCGGTGTCGGCCAGAAAGGCCTTCAGCGCCGTCAGGGCGGTCGCGTCGGTTTGCGCGCAAACGATGAAGTCGAAGGTCTGATCCGACAGATTGGTCAACGGGGTCGTAAGCGCCGGATTGGTCGCGCCGCCGGCCATGGCCGTGATCGCGATGGAAACCCCGGCGGGCAGCGCTTCGCCGCCTGCAGTCCCAAGGAAGTTCACGCGCAGATCGATATCGTTCCCCAGCAGGCCCGCGTTGCGCGCCGTCACCGTGACATTGGCGCCGGTGGCCGAGGCCGTAACCGGCAAGCCGCAGGCAATCATCGAAGGATTGCCCGAAACCCGCCCGTCCGAGGCGTTAATGGCGGTCACGATGTTGCCAGCGATCGCGCTGGCCGTATCGCCGGTCAACACAGCGATCGGAACCAGCACG